CCCCACGTCAGCTTATTCACGAACAGGTGAGAGCTTGGATCAACAGCTACCTTCCAAAGCTTGGTGTGCGTGTTGTAGACGTTTGGGACAAGATGACTGATACCGCTGCTGTTACAGTTGACGGCCTGCACTGGAACCCAACTGGTGCCCGTATCGTCGGAGAAGCCTTGGCTCGTGAGATTCAAGACCTATTCAATACTCCAGTGCCCCTACCACGCGTTACAAGCCCTTATGACTCTGCACTGAACCCATTCGGTCAGATCAACTCTAACGCCTTGCTGACAGGCACCACAGGGACTAAGAGCGCATCTGCCAACGCAACCGGTGACGTAGCAACGGGTTACACGATTGCTGGAAGCTCTTGGACAGGTATGAGCGTGGTTGCATCGAAGGAAGCCGCTACTATCGGTGAAGCTCAAGTCTTCAAGTTCAGCGGTACTCCAACAACATCTGGAGCCCTGTTCACCTTTGAGCAGATCATCACACTTGCAAACGCCAAGCTTGCTGCAAACATCAAAGCTGTTGCAGATATTGAATTCGAAATGACTGGATGCCTCGGCGTGAGTCTCGACTTCCGTTTCCTTGATTCTGGTACTTACAATTCTAAGTGCTGTGACCGTTACCAAGATGGATTCCCGATGAGTAGTGTAAAAGTGTCTGGTGTTCAAGAAACCCCAATCACAGCAATCACATCTGGATGCACAGAGGTTAAGATTCGTGTATCTGTTTATGCGAGTCAAAACATCCCAATGACTGGGACAATTAAAGTCAAACAACTAGCAGCAATTGCTGCGTAATTACAAGGAAAATATCATGGCTCTAACAACACCAACAGAACAATACGAACTGATCGCCCAACTTGGATTGCTGGAAGGCATCAAAGCTGGAGCTTTCATTGATGCTGGACAAGCTGCTGCTATTACTGCCCTTACGACAGTGACTACAGCAGACGCAACTGACGAAGCAACTGCCATTACTCTGGTTAACGCTTTGAAGGTAAAAGTCAATGCAATCATCGCTGCATTGAAAGCGTAATAAAATTGTTGACTCAATCTCTTGAATATGAAATACTTTACGGTTTTTATGTTTAAGGGGTTGACAACTCTGATTTCACATGTAGAATGTACATATAGAGCAAGACATATTGCTCCCCATCTTCGGTCGCAATGACCACAACTTCAGGAGGCACAATGGTACTTAAGCCAAGAGAATATCCCGTATTCGATTTGAATCCAAATATCATTGGCCCTAAATCCCCAAAGCAATATGAATTCATGCACACTGATGCAAACATTACCGTATTCGGTGGTGCTGCTGGTGCAGGTAAATCATACCTTGGCGTAATGGACTTCCTGAAGCACGTAAAACTTCCAAACTTCCGTGGTGTAATGGTTCGCCGTTCTACTCCACAACTTAAAGGTCCGGGTGGCCTTCTTGAGAAAGCTCAAGCCTTGTTTGAACTTGTTGACCCTAAAGTAAGATGGCGTGACAAGCAGGACCACTTCCTGTTTAGTTCTGGCGCCAAAGTCTTCTTGCGTCACTTCCAAGACCTCAAAGCAAAGGACGACTTCCAAGGTTGGGAAGTAAACAAATTCCTGATTGACGAAGGACAACAATTCGAAGAAGCAATGGTCATCTACTTGATGTCTCGTATGCGTAATCCAAGTTGCCCTGAAGTTCCACCACACATGAAGATCACTTGTAACCCTGACTATGACAGCTTCTTGCGTCACTGGTTGGATTGGTGGCTTGATCCTAATACTGGAATCCCGATTCCTGAACGTGATGGTGTTACTCGTTGGTTCGTTCGTCTCGATGATAAGATGTGCTGGGCAGATAGTTGGCGTGAAGCTATTGATCTGTACGGTAATCCTAAGCTGGCAGATGATCACAAGAAACAAGTTAAGCCGCTGAGCTTCAAGTTCATTTCGGCAAACGTATATGACAACCCAATCCTTTGTGAAATCGATCCAAACTATGTAGCTATGCTAGAAGGTTTGGGACGTGTTGAAAAGGCTCGACTGCTTCACGGTAGTTGGCTGGCAAGAGCTGAAGGCTCTGGTTACTTCAAAGAAGAATGGGTGAACATGGTTCCACATCCTGCACTGAAAGCTGTTAAGCGTGTTCGTGCATGGGATATCTCTGGAACTATGCCTTCTGATACAAACCCTAATCCCGACTGGACTGCTGGAGTTCTCATGAGCAAGACTCGTGAAGGACGTTACACAGTAGAAGACGTTGTTCGGGATAGACGACGCCACGGTGGCGTTCTTGACATGATCCTTGAAACTGCAAGACAAGATGGCGATGATGTAACAATCATTATCCCTTGTGACCCCGGAGCTGCTGGTAAAGCTTATGCTGCCTCGCTTATCCGTGACATTGCAGACGCTGGTTATTATGCCAAGATGAAAGCAACTAACAAATCTAAGGTTACACGATTCGCCCCATTCGCTGCTGTTGCAGAGGCTGGTGGTATTGACGTTGTAACTGCTGAATGGAATGCGGACTACTTCATGGAGCTTACACGCTTCGATGGTAGCAGAAACATCAAAGACGACATGGTTGACGGAACGTCTGATAGTTTCCACGCACTCTCTACTGACATTCATATCCCTGACTTCATCGTTCCTGAAATGGTTCAGGTGAATCCATTCAGGGTATACAATACATAAGGCGAGGTTATGACTGAACTAATTGAAAAAGCAGAAACTCCTTTGCCTCGTTTGCGTCTTGGTGAAATGGGAACAACCGGTCTGAAAATGGCTGGTGGTCGCATTAACGAAGAAGCTCGCAGAGAACTACGGTTCCCTGAAGCTTGCAAGACTTTCCGAACGATGGCTTCGGATGTAACAATCGCTGCTGCTCTCTCTCTGTTCAAGATGATGATCAGCCGTGTTGAATGGACAACTGACCTTGGTCCTGCTCCAGATGCTGCGATGAAAGCTCGCGGTCAATTCCTAGAGGAATGTCTGGATGATATGGAACACAGTTGGCGTAGCTTCATTCAAGAGACTACATCTGCACTAACTTACGGCTTCTCGGTTCACGAGAAAGTCTACCGTCGTCGTGACGGTTCTACAGGTTCTAAATACAGTGATGGTAAGATTGGCATCAGGAAGCTCCCTATTCGCTCACAGGACACGATCTACAAGTGGCTATACAGTGAAGACGGTCGTAACCTTCTTGGCGTCCAGCAGAGCCTCACAGCGATTCAAGGGGCAGAACGCTACCTGAATCTGAACGCTATCAATAGCACTGGCATGATTGACATTCCCCGTAAGAAGTTCTTGCTTGTCCGTGTGGACGCAGAACGTGATAACCCGGAAGGTAACTCGCCACTACGTGCTGCGTATTACGCTTGGAAGTATCGCTGCCTGATCGAAGAACAAGAGTCGATTGGTGTTAGTCGTGACATGGTTGGTATGCCAACTCTGTACTTGCCTCCACGTTATATGTCTGCTGATGCTTCTCCTGCTGAAGCAAAGATTTATCAATACTACCAGAACGTTATCCGAAACATTCAGATGAACGAACAAGCTGGTCTGATCCTGCCACAACAATTCGACCCTGAAAGCCGACAGCCATTGTTCAAGTTTGAACTGACTTCGACACAGGGTGCCAAGATGTATGACACAGATGCAATCATTAAGCGTTGGGACAATAAAATCCTCACTGCTTTGTTTGCTGATGTTCTGAAACTTGGACAAGATAGTGTTGGTAGCTTCTCGCTTGCTGGTGCAAAAACAAATATTATGGCAATGGCGATTGAAGCACGTCTTCAAGAAATCGCTGATGTTGTCAACAAAGACTTGATCCCACAACTATTCGCATTGAACGGTGAAGCATCTGACGCCAAGCTTCCTAAGCTGGTTTACGGTGACTTGGATGAAGTTGATCTTGATGAATTCTCCAAAGCAATCCAACGTATGGGTTCTGTTGGGGCTCTTGAACTTGACCGTCCTATGGCGAACAAGATTCGTGCTGCTCTTAAAGTTCCTGTTAAACCTGATGATGCTCCGATTGATAAAAAGGAAATCATGGGTGGTGAAAGTCAAGCCGGTCTAGCTGGTGTTGGCAATGGAGCTTCGAAGAAAGTATCAGGTAAAGATAATGCTGCCGCAAATAACGCATAAGGAGCCACAATGAAATTCGTTGATGCACTTGCTGAACTAATCGAAAAACACTTTGGTGGCTCTACTCAAGAAGTTAAGGCACCAGTTGAAGTGACAAAAGCTCTCGATGAAGAGGACCGAAAGGCTCTCTTCGTTGTACTTGCTCCTGATGTAGTTGACCTTCACGGGGATACATATACAGCAGTTGAAGTTGAGAAAGCTTGTGACAACTACAACGCACATTGCAACGTAGCTTACCTGTTCCACCAAGTAGAGACTGAAGAAGCGAAAGCTATCCAGTCCTTCATTGCCCCATCTGATTTCACACTGGACAACGGTGTTGCAATCACTAAAGGCACATGGCTACAGTGGTGGAAGTTCCCTGAAACGGAAGTTGGTGAAGCTCTATGGCAAGGTGTTAAATCTGGCGACATCAACGGTGTCTCTATTGGTGCTATGGCTAATGTCGAGGAACTAGAATGACAATCGCAAAACGTCGCTTGACTGATATCAAGTTTGAACATGACGGGGCACACGTTGCCCTTGTCGGTAAACATCAAGGTGGTCCTGCAAATGGAATCACTACACTGATTACCAAAGCAACTAATCAAATCACACAAGAGCAGATTGAGAAAGCCTCAACTGTTACTGTTGAAATGCAATTCCCTGAGTTCCTTCGTAAGTTCTTTGGACTGTACTGGGACGATGCAGAAGTTCTATCTTCTGTTATGGGTTATGGACGCACAGAGTATCCTGATACTAATGAGAAAGATTGGATCGATCAAAAGATCGAATCTATCAGTATCATGAAAGCTGTGTACAAAGCCCAAGACGTGGAGAAGGCTCTCGCAGCTCTAACTCCAGAACAACATCTAGCCCTTATGGCTGATCAAGAAATGCTGGAGAAAGCTTTCGCTGCTCTTCCAGAACAACCTATCAAACAAGAGGAAACTCAAATGGAAACAATCCTGAAGGCTGCTCACGAAGAAGCCGTTCTCGCTGCTGTTGCAGTTGAAAAGGCCGCTGCTGTAGCCGCTGTCGCTGAAGTCCAAAAGGCTCTAGTTGCTCAAGAAGAAGTGCTGAAAGCTGTTCAAGCTGAAGTTGCTACATTCAAAGCTGCTGAAGCTGCTCGTGTACAAGAAGTTCGCAAGTCTGCATTGGCTGCTGTATTGCCTGAAGCTCAAGTTGAAAGTGTTCTGAAAGCACTTGAAGCTGTTGCTGAAGAAGCATTCGCTGCTGTCGTTGCTGGATACGCTGTACAAAAAGCTGCCGTTGATAACTCTGAAATGATGAGTGAAACAGGCGTTGCTGGAACTGGTACTGCCGACGCTCCAGAAGTCGACCGTACTGCTGAAATCCTGAAAGCTAAGTACGCCCCTAAAGCTGCTAAGTAATCTAACCCCATTCTTATTAGGAGAAATACCCAATGGCAACTTACGCCTCTGATGTACAACGTCTGAGCAACTGGCTGAAATACGAAGAAGAAGCTGGCTCTGGCACTACTCGCGAAGTTCTCGCTAAGTCTGCAACCAACGCTACCTTGACTGGTTCTGTCCTTGACAGCACAGGCCAACTGGTTGTTGCTGCTACCCTAGCTGACGCAACTTACATTTTGATTGACGACCTGACCCGCCCTGCTGCTGCTGAATACACGAAAGTGTTGGTACTGGCTCGTGGTAAAGCCAAGGTTGGTAAACGTGCTCTGATCTTCGGAAGCGACGTTACAACAGATATCCAGAAAGCTACTGCCTTCACCAAACTGGCTACTCTGCAAATCTTCGCTGTCGATCAACTCGACGTTTCCATCTAATCCAACTTAGGAGAACATAAATGTCTCAAGTTCAAATCGCCAAGGCCGCTGTTCGCAGCTTTGCTGGCAACAACTACGAATACACTGACCTGACTCAGAACCTTCTGATCATCCCTAACGTTTGGTCTTTGGCTGAACAAATCGGTCTGTTCGGTAAAGAAACAACTAACCAAGAAACTCTGACAATCGAAGAAATCACAACTGGTTTCGGTCTGGTTACAGACGTACATCGTGGCGCCCGTCACCAAGTGTCGGCAGATCACAGCCGTCGTATGCACGCGTTTGCAATGCCTCACTTCACCCTTGACGACGCTATCACTCCACGTGATATCCAAGGCAAGCGTGCTTTCGGTGTTGACGCTCTGGAAACTGTAGCTGCTGTTCGTGCTCGCAAATTGGAAACAATTCGTCAGAGCTGGGCTGCTACAATGGAAAAAGCTCACTGGCACACTATCGTAACTGGTACTGCCTACGCTCCAAACGCAACTGTAGCCTACGACTGGTACAGCGTTTTCGGTGCAACACGTAAAGTGGTTGACTTCGAACTGAACACTTCGACTACTGACCTGATCGTTAAGACAGAAGAAGTATTCGCACACATCCAAGACAACGCAATGGATGGTTCTGTTCGTGGTGAAATCTTCGCCATCGCTTCCCCTGAGTTCTTCAACAAACTCATTGGTCACCCAACAATGAAGGCTCTGTGGCTTGCTTACCAGCAGTCTCCACAAATCCTGCGTGATCGTCTGTCTGCTCGCGGATACGACGCTCGCTACCGTGAATTCACAATCGGTAACATCACCTACGTTGAATACCGTGGTGTTGGTCCAGATGGTGTTCGTTACATCCCAGCAGGTGACGCTTACTTCATGCCTTCGGACATGGGTGATAACTTCACTACCTACTTCGGTCCAGCGGATCACTTCGACTTTGTTAACACTCAGGGTCAAGAAATGTACGCGTTTGAATACGGCGACAACCGTGGTCAGATGATCGAAATCCAAACCGAATCCAACTTCATCGACGTTCTGCGTCGTCCACAGTTGATCGTTCGTGGTACTGTAGGTGCCTAATTGACTGGGGGCCACGAAAGTGGCTCCCTTTCTTTGTTTTAACCGGAGGTAAATATGCCGTATACAGGTGATCCAGCCAATAATGCAATTGATCGTGTTCGTCTAGCAGTTGGTGACATCTGGGACGATATGGAAATGCTGACGGATGCTGACTATCAATACTTCCTAGATCGTAATGACGGGAATGAGAACAGAGCTACAATGGATGCCATCAAGGCCATCCTATTCAAACTAGCACGTATGACTCGTGAACGCACAGGCGACATTGAAGTTTACGGTGGTGAATGGTTCTCCAATTACTACAAGATGCTATTACTTCTTCTGAAAGACCCCAATGCTTCGATCAGCCTCGCTGTTCCATACGCTGGTGGTATTTCCAAATCGGATATGTTCAAGAACGATTCCGACTGTGACAACGTTGTTCGAGAAATCAACATCGGGTATTCACAATCCAGACGCTTGTATGATTGTAACTATCCAAGCGGTGGAGATAATTGTTATGGGTTTTACCCTTAAAGTTGAGACAAAGAAACTAAGCTCTTTGATCCGACGAATTGATGCAATAGATAATACTGAAGTTGAGGTTGGTTTCTGGGATGACCACTATGGTCCTGAGAACGATAATCTTCCTGTTGCACTAGTAGCTGCCTACAACAACTTCGGTACTTCATTCAACCCCACAAGGCCGTTCATGGACGATACGTTCGAGGACATCATGTATCAAGCATACATGGGCCGTGCAGTTAAACATGTATTCCTTTCCGTTCTCACTAATGGACGTAGCACTCAGAGGCTCCTACGTGAGCTTGGAGCAACGATCAAAGAACTGATGCAACTCACTATCCTCCAGTACGCTGCGGACGGTGGTAACAGTCAGAAGACGATTGAGAAGAAGGGAAGAGACAGTCCACTTATTGACACTGGCAAGATGCTCGAATCTGTCAGGTTCAGAATCCAAAAAGGAGGTATGTGATGCTTCATCCGCCACTCCTATCAACAGGTCAAGTGGTCCTCGACGTTACACGTCGTGAGGCTCCTACTATCGACAGAGGCCGTCCGGTTCTCGGTGCTGAGTCTACCGTACAAGTTGTATGCAACGTACAACCAGTGTTGAAATCTTCCGACACTATTATGCTTCCTGAAGCAGACCGATCTAAAGCTTGCCTGAAAGTTTATACTAAGGGCGGTGAAATGAGAGCTTTGAAAGAAGCTGGTCCGGGTTGGGCAGCAGATCGATTCGTATGGGAAGGTGATCTATACGAAGTCATGAAGGTTATTAATTATAGAATGGGCGTTTTGAACCACTACAAAGCAATCTGCATGCGTGTGGAGTTGACAAGATGAACATCTATAAAGACCTTGAAGACAGCCTGTACAACGTAATTGAAGAGTTGTTCCCTGCAACCAGAATCATCTTCGCATACAACAACCTACCGGAGCCTCAAACTCCATACTTGGTTATTGATATTAAGCGTCTTGATCAATTGGGTAGCGAATACAACTCTACGTTCGTTGACGACTTCGCCACAGCCCCTACAACCACTACGCAGATCGATATGATGGCGAAGGTAAGGTTCGAGGTTGTTGGCTTAATGGACAACGATACAGAGGCTGCTGAGCTTGCTCAGAACATCCAATTTGCTCTACGAACTGCCCGTGGGTATGAGAGTCAGGCAAGAAATAATCTGGCCCGTCATGGACAGATCACAAACCGCCGTATGCCTTACCGCAAGGACACGGACATGTACATGCTTTACCAAGTGGATGCAAACTTCGCATACACAGCAATCTCTCAAGATGAGCAAGACTACATTATCGCTACAGACTTCACTGGTGTCTATCATGATGCTGGACGTGAGCCTGATCATGTAATCATCAATCATATTGAAATCAATTATCCAACTCCATAAGAGGAACTGAAATGACACGTCTAACCGACATCATCGAAATTCAGATCAGCCGTGAAACTTCTGCGGTTGCTCAAACAAATTTCAACGTACCAGCCTTTATCTCTGCTCACACCAACTTCATTGAACGCGCTCGCGTGTACAGTTCGTTGCTGGCAGTAGCAGATGACTTTGCAAGCACAGACTCTGCATACATTGCAGCTTCTAAGTTCTTCGGTCAAGCAATCAAACCAGCTAACATCGTTATCGGTCGTCGTCAGATTCCCGGTGCAACTGTTAACGTTTTGACTGTAGTAGCAAGCACAGCTTACACCCTGACAGTGAGCGGCGTAACAGTCACTTATGTTTCTCAGGCTCTGGACACTGCAACCCTTATTGCTTCCGGCCTTAAAGCAGCCTACGAAGTAACCCCTGTTGATGGCGTAACTCTGGTAGACAACCTCGACGGTACTCTGACATTCTCTGTAGCTGGAGAAATCGATTGGTCCCTGAAAGTTTCTTCTAACTTGAGCAAGGCTAACGCCCCAGCGACTGAAACTTGGTCTACATCTGTAACCGAAGTTCAGAACGACAATGACACTTGGTATGCTCTGGCTATCGAATCCCACAACGAACTTGATGTTCTGGAAGTTGCTGGCGTGATCGAAGCTAAGAAGAAAATCTTCGGTACTTCTTCTGCAACAGCCGCAATCAAGACAACTGGAACAACTGACATCTTCGCTCAATTGCAAGCCCTTGGATACCAACGTACCTTCGGTGTTTTCTCTAATGACGCTGATACACAGTTCCCAGAATGTGCTTGGATCGGATTCCAGTTGCAAGAACAACCGGGCTCTAACACTTGGGCTTACAAAGCTCTGACTGGTGTTACTGTTTCCAAACTGTCTGACACTGAATCCACAAACATCAAAGCCAAAGCTGGTAGCACCTACGAATCTGTAGGCGGGCAATCCGTAACTGTCGGTGGCAAGATGTTCGGTGGTGAGTGGATTGACGTTATGGTCTTCGTTGACTGGCTGGAAGCACGCATGACTGAACGTCTGTGGTTCCGTATGGCTAACAGCAAGAAAATCCCTTACACCGCTGCTGGTGCCACAATCATTGAATCTGAAATCCGGGCTCAACTGAATGACGGTATCCGTGTTGGTGGATTGGCAGATAACCCAACTCCAGTAGTTCGCGTTCCAGATGTTCTGTCTGTTGCTCCGAACCTGCGTGCCCAGCGTATCTTCGAAGGTATTGAGTTCGAAGCTCGCCTAGCTGGTGCCATCCACTTCGTTAAAATCCGTGGAACTGTAACCGTTTAATTACGGTTACATCCCCTCACAAGGAGACTTAAATGGCTACTCAACGCGCTTCTACATATGCACCGAACCAAGTATGCGTGGTTATCACACAAGATACCAGCGGCATTGCTCACGTAATTTCGGGCTACTCTGAAGACAGCATCGTTTCTATCGAACGTTCTGCTGAAACTTTCACAATGTACACTGGTGCTGATAACACCATGACTCGTGTTTACAACGCTAACACATCTGCTACGATCACATTGAGTCTACAACAAACTTCTGCATCGAATGACATCCTGTCTCTGCTGTACCAAAACGATGCGGCAAGTTTGTCTTCTGACACAATGTTCTCCATCCAGATCAAAGACAACAGCGGTCGCTCGAACTTCTTCAGTGACAATGCTTACGTCGGGATCGTCCCTAACTCTGCGTTCAGCAACAGCATGAACACACGTGATTGGGTAATCCATGCTGCTGATCTTCAAACTTACATCGGTGGTAACGCCAAGTTGGTCCCTGCTGATCAAGATACTATCCAGACTCTGGGTGGTTCTATCGATCCACGTTGGTTGTAATACATCGCTATCAGGGGCTTCCATTCGTGGTGGCCCCTTTTTTCATTTCTACAGGAGGCAAATATGGCCGTAGCTCTATACTCGCCAAAAGACGTTTTCATCAGTCTTGCTGGCTTGCACACAATCTCTGGATATGCCGATGGCACATTCGTTCGTATTACAAAGGACATGAAACCATTTTCCAAGGTTCGAGCAATGGATGGAGAAATGGCTCGTATGTACAACGAAGATGAAGGCTTCAGAGTTGAAATCACTGTCGCTCAATCGTCTGGAAGCAACAACATTCTTTCTGCCATCTACAACGTGGATGCTGCAACACAGATGGGTAAATTCCCACTGCTTATTAAAGATTCCAAAGGACAGACCAGCTTCTTTGCTGCGACTGCTTGGATCGAACAAATTCCTGAAGTCACCTTCTCCAATCAACTTGAAACCCGCACATGGACATTCGGTTGCTCTGGCGCTGCAATTACAATTGGTGGGAACGGTGATACAAACTTGCTCGAAGATGCACTCCTAGTAGGGTCTGCTGGCTTGGGCGTTCTTAAACAGTTCGGAGTATTTTAATTATGGCTGGAGATATCTTGACTTACGCCCCTTCGACTGTTACACTGGTACTCTGTGGCTATGTTCTTACAGGCATTGTTTCTGTAAGTCTGCAATGGAAGTCCAGTCCGTTCACAGTTAGACGTGGCATTCGTGGACAACATACCCGCACAGGTAGCAAGGACAGACAGTCCACCGTTACAATCGAAGTATTGCAAACCTCTATCACCAACGACATCCTCTCTGAGATTCTTGAACAGGACACACGGAACTACTCTGGCCGTCTTGAATTCTCTGTGAAAGATGCATCCGGTACAACTCAGTGGGCATCGACCCAATGTTTCCTTCGTGCGTGGCCTGACGCTTCCCTTAGTGGGGAGATTCAAACTCGTAAGTGGGACGTAGAGATTCTATCGTTCATCAGTGGCAAAATCGGTGGTAACGCCCGTCAAGGCTTCGACCTGCTGGACTCTTTCAATGGAGCAGCAGAATATGTATCCAGTGGAATTGACAGTGCTGTGGATTCCGCATCCAATCTATTCAGTTAATTAGGAGAATCAAATGGCTATTAAGCAAAAAACAATCGAAGTGAACGGTAGCGAATACTTGATCACTCAACTGGGTGCCCTGAAAGGTACTCGTGTATTGAAAGAAATCACCAAGCTCGTTGGCCCTGCTTTTGCACAGATGCAGAAGAAAGATGGCGAAGGGCAGTCTGGAACTATCGGTGACGCTCTAGGCATTCTGTTCGAGAATTTGGACAATGCAAACATCGAAGGCATGATCATGGAACTGGCTAACACTGTTGCCAAGTCCAATGGCTCGGCAATCAACTTCGACATGGAGTTTGCTGGTGAATACGACAAGCTATTCCTCGTACTGAAGGAGGTAGCCGAGTTCAACTTCGGTTCGGTTTTTACTCTGTTCGGTTCTCGGGAGTAACCGCTACTCCTGACATGCAAGTTGGCATGGACGGGACAACCCTTGAACCAGTGCCTATCCATCCGAGATTACAACGTGTTCAAGATCAATTCAGCCAAGACTGGGAAGTGTACAATGTCCTTACCAGTCCGCTAGGTCTTGCTACTTATGTCGAGTTGGATACGGTATGTAACACCGAAGACTTGTACAAGATGTTTGAGATAGTTCAAGTCCATAAAGAAATGGAGGCTGTCGCTCACATCCAAGCCAAACTCCAAGAGGGTAATAAATAATGATTACGGAAGAAATCGCACGGCTTACTGGTAAGCTGGTCTTCCAAGTGGACAACCGCCCTCTGATGGCATTCGAGAAGCGACTAAACAATGTCATCGACTCGCTTCGTACACTTGAAACACTAGCAAACAAGAAGTTCAATATCAAAGTCCAGCTCGACTCTCGTACTCTACGTGAGCAACTGGCGAAGGCATCTAATGCTAAGGTGACACTGAAGGATGTAAACGTCTCTCAGGAAGCTCTGGCTGTAGCTGCAAAGCGTATTACTGACAAGCTCAACAGTACGCCAATCACTCTGAACAAAATCCGTGTAGATATCGCTTCTTTGATCGAAACCAAGAAGGTAACTCGCACACTACTTGGTCAGATGCAGATTAACATCCCTTTGAAGTTTGGCACTGCTGCAATGGAAGCAGAGCTGCGTAAAGAGGTAAAAGCTATTGGTGATCGTAACCCAGTCAAACTGGCTGTACACATCAATGCAAATGCACTAGAACAAAAGATTCGTAAGGCCATCAAACAAGCCACTAAAGGTTTGCAGGCCATTAAGGTCAAGATCGCAAATCCTGAAGTCCAGTTGAAGGTGGATAAACAACACCTCATTGCACAAATTCAGGAAGCATTAAATTCTCGCCAGTTTAGAATCAGAGTTGGTCCGGGTCCACTTCCAAGGGACGAACGCGGAGAGCCTTCTCACAGTAGACGTGGTGCATTCGGTGGCGGTCTGATGGGAGCAGGTATGGGCTTCGCCAGAGGCGCTCTACCGGGTCTAGGAGCTGCGTTCGCTATCGGGGCAGTCAACCAGATCAACCAACAACTTGTAGCGACTAACACAGCCTTGGAGGCCGTCTCTGGGAGTGCAGAAGGGTACGCAAGTAACCTGAAGTTCCTTGAACAGCTTACTGAGGAACAAGGTCGTAACATGCGTGATGTTGCACCACAGTTCAACAGCATTCTGGCATCGGCTCAAGGCGCTATCGGAAACCAAGGCACTCAAGACTTGTTCCGTGGTGTCATGAAGTACGGTACTGTAATGGGACTTGACCAAGAAGCCATGAAAGGCTCTCTTCGTGCCATCAGTCAGATGTTCTCCAAAGATAAGATTCAGGCTGAAGAAGCACAAGGTCAGTTGGCTGAAAGACTTCCAGCGGCTATGCAACTTCTTGCTAAAGCAAACGGGACTGATGTAAAAGGTCTTCGTGAACAAATGCAGAAAGGCTCTCTCGATCCTAAGAAAATCTTGCCTCAGATGGCTAAGATCATGGAAGAGTTGGCTGAGAAGAATGGAGCTTACGCTAAGGCGTTGGAATCCACACGTGTTGCCCAAGGACGAATGAACAGACAGTTTGAACGTTCTGTTCGTATTTTTGCTGAAGGTGGTTTTGATAAAGGCATTCGTGACTTCTTCACAACTATGGCAGATGGCATGCGTGATTCTGAACCACTGATTAAAGCTCTCGGTGGTGCATTTGATTTCTTGATGCGTCCAATCAATGCTCTGATTAAGATCGTGAGCGGGATTGGTAAGAATTGGGGAAATATCGCTGCTGTATTCGGTATGACTGGTAAACAACTTGCAATTCTTGGAACTATCGCCGGTGTCGCATTGTTGCCATTTGGTGGTTTGGCTATTGCCATTGCTGCTGTTGCCCTTGCAATTCAAGATGTGATGGTTTATGCAAATGGTGGGGATTCTCTATTTGGACGTTTCCTTGAAAGTAGCCCAGAAGCAAGAGCTGCACTGGAAGGTTTCTCGAAAGAAGCTAGACAGTTTGGTGAGTATCTACAACTTGCTGTTACGAACGCCCTAGAGCTTGCTGGAGGTCTGAAAGGACTGTCCCTACCTGAGATGTTCATTAACACAATGCGTGAGCTACAAACCATCCTGAAGCTGTTCAACGATACAGTTGATCGCTTTGTGGCTGCTGGTGAATACGCACAGATGATGAATCCTGAAGGTGGTGTTGGTGCCAACTTGGCTAACATGCGAGCTATGGCCAATGGACCTGAATGGGCACGTCAACAGATGTCTGACAAGATTGCTGGTGACTTTGCTAAACAAGGTGTTGTCTCTTCTGATATTCCGGGTGGTGTTGGTGTAAGCCTGACTGCTGATCAGATTGGCGAAGCTGTTGCTCGTGCTATTGGAGTACAAGCTGCCGAAGGTCAACAACGTAAAGACTACTACGAAGCAAACATCAATGTTAATGTCGAGGGTGGGGTTATCTCTGCTGGAGACTTGATGTCTGCACTCAATGAACCGATGAAGCAAGTTGCTATCAAAGCCTTTGGTGAAGTAATTAACAACGAACGCTCCACACAATCGCAGGTGAGACAATGACAATCGCTATCCGCCGTGAAAACGGCGACATCCTCTGGTTTGACGCTGTAGAGGGTTTCGATGAAACCCTTAGCAGCACAGTAACCAAACATCCAGTTGCTACAGGTAGTTTCATTGCTGACCACATCACCAAGGATAATCCACGATTCACTCTTCGTGGAATCCTATCTGATGCGGACTTCAACTTCAACAGACCACAACTGGGGAATGAATATGAAGGCTGGCAATCTGTTAACACCAGAAAGCAGTATGTAAATAACACACCAGTAGACAGTCCAGTATCCATCAACAGTAACAAGAATACCTTCAAGAGCTTTCTTCCTGAATCCATTTCTCAATTCACGTCTACAAGCATTCCTGAAGTTGTTGTAACTGAACAACCGAAAGTAAAATCCGCATCTGCTGTGCGTATGGACTTGGTTCGTATCCGTGACATGAAGGAAGAGTTCACTCTTGTAGACTTCGAAGATAACTTGATTCGCCGTAGCTGGTCTAACTGTGTCTTCACAAACCTGTCTTTCAGTGAGACTCCAGAAGGTGGCGATTCGCAAGCTCTCTTCCCAGTAATGGAAATTGAACAAGTTGTGTACACCAGTGTTGAAAACGTTAAGATTAAACTGAAGCCAATCAACAAAGGTCGTCAACAAGGTGAAGCGTCTAAGCGTGAAACTGAAACAGGGGATGACGCTAAGACAGAACCAACTGGATATTCTGGTGAAACTTCTGAAGCCTTGAAGGCTAAAGGGCTAGGTGATAAGACTAAACCACAATTTGGAGACGCACCTGCATGACAACTAACTTTGTTGAAATGCCGCTATACCCTGAACTGACTTACAGATATAGTATTTCATTGCAGGGTATCTCGTGGCAGTTTAAGTTCTACTGGGTAGAACGAGCTAAACAGTGGCAGATGGACATCCGCCAAGAAGATCAGACTGCTATCATCTTAGGCTATGCCTTGGTGCCACAGTATCCGATCCTTGAGGATGTTCCGCTTGAAGTGTATGGACTGACAGGCAGATTTGTACTGATGCCTGTGAACGTTGCTGTTGCAACAGCCATTACACAAGAGTCTTCGATCATGCCCGAATTCTTTAAACTTTTCTACATGTACGAAACGGAGGTATAACATGATTCAAGAAGAGCGGGTTTATGAACTAACCGTTGGTGACTACCGTACAGGAAATGGCCTACGAATCACCGCCGGTATTCCAGATGAAAACGGTGTAATGAACGTTGGCCTTCAAGTCACTTTCGATATTTCCAAAATGGCTGATAACAAAAAGACAAAAGGTAACTCTGCCTCGATTGAGGTTTATAACCTGTCGCGTAGTCAAGCCGCTCTACTTGAAGGTGAATACCTTGAGTGTACTTTCTCTCTTGGATATAAAGAGCAAGGGCCACGCGTTGTCGTAACTGGAAACGTAACCGATATTTCTACTCGTAAGAGCGGAGAAGATCGTATCACAGTTATCCGAATGGGAGAGGGTTACACAGACCTTAACCATAAGAAGCTGAAACAAATGGTGAGTCCGGGTAAGACTGTTAAAGACGTTATTAACGATATTCAACAGCAAATGCCCGGTGTTGCTCGTGGCTCCATTGTCGGTACAAACCTTAACAACCCAATCGTTCATGGATGGCGCCTAACAGGTACTCCACGTGAAATGTTGAAGAAGGTGTGTGATGCCTACGACTTGGAATACAACGTCTCTGGAGGCGTCCTGAACGTCTCTGACGTTAATGGATTGGCCACTAAGGACGTATTGAACGCTCCAGTCATTAGTCCAACTACTGGACTGATTGATGAACCATTCTACACATCAGAAGATGGACGTAAACATCCAAAAGATAAACGTCGTCGTCGTGGTGTCCAATTTACTTGTCTGCTGAACACAGAGCTGGTTCCCGGTCGTATCGTTAAACTCGAAGACACGGTGATCAACGGCTTCTACCGCATTAACGCCACACGGTTCAACGGAGACTTCCGTGGTAACCCTTGGTATGCAGAGTGCTTGTGTTCGGAGATTGCAGCGGAGGAACTGAAATGATTCCCGGTCTATTGAGCGAATACCTTAAAAGTGAATTTGAAATGTCTATGGGTGAAATGTGGTTCGCATGTCCGGGTGTTGTCACTGGTGTATCTGGTGACTTCTCTGATCTGCGGGTGACAGTTCAACCATCCATTAACGAACTCTATGCCGATGGCGTCTCTGAAGAGCATTTGGATATTCTAAGTGTTCCAGTTGTAATGCCCGGTAGTGCAACATCCCTTGTAAGCTTCCCTGTGAACGCTGGTGACACTGTATTGCTTGTCTTCAGTCAACGTTCCATGGACAACTTTAAAATCGGTAATGGGCAACCTACACAGCCCAACGACGCACGTAAATTCCAAGCCGAGGATGCTATTGCCATTCCCGGCTTGTTTACATTTGCGAAGTCTGCAAACAGAGCATCTATCCGCAAGTACCCACACAATCCACGGACAGACTTGGTGATCGCTCACAATATTGCAAGCGGTACTGAGGTAATGATTCAATTCAAACAGACGGGTGATTTGATTGTGAACACAGAACAATCTGTGACAGTCAACTGTAAGACTGGAGAATTGAATGCAACCGAGTCCTACACCATCAACACCCCAACTATGAACGTCAATGCTGACACCACAAACTGGACAGGCAATATCGTACATAGCGGTAACTACACAATGACAGGACAAGCCACATTCAATGGCGTGTTGTTCGATACCCACTTCCATTCCGGTGTTACTCCCGGTTCTGGTAACTCTGGCATTGTTGCTGGATAAGGAGACAATATGGATTTGCTTCTCAATGGAGACACTGGCGATATGGTGTTTGTGAACGGTGGCTGCCCAGTCACCCAACACACTGCTGATGTTGTTGCACAGCGTCTTCGCATCACCCTGTACACATTCCTCGGAGAATGGTTCCTTGACACTACAGTCGGGGTTCCATACTTCCAACAAATCTTCGGTAAGCTGAGAACCAAGGCTTCTGTTGATTTGATCTTCCAACAGATCATCACTGATGACCCAGACGTTATTGAAATCTTGACGTTTGATTCCACGCTTGATCGTGGAGCCCGTGGCTACAGTATGACATTCCAAGTGCGTGTAAGTGATAACACTGCATCGCTTCCAATTACAATCGACCTAGGAGACGTTATTTAATGGCTGGCCTATCGCGTGAAGGTCTGGAGATTAAAACTCTAGACGAAGTATTGAATGATAACCGTATCCGTGCATCCAACCTCTTCGCTGACCTCGTGCCAGCAGGAGATATTGTGGATGTCGGCTCTAACGGAACCCTTGGCCGTCTTATCGGTGTTGTGTCTCCATCTGAGGCAAGCATGTGGGAGGCCATTCAACAGGTTTACAACAGCTTCAACCCAGCAACTGCCATCGGTATTTCGCTGGACAACATCATTGCCCTGTCTGGTATTTCCCGTCTTGTCGCTCAGCCAACACGAGCACAAGTTTTGTTGGAAGGCACTACAAACATTACCGTGAGTTCTCCGCTCGGGAAAGCTTACAGCTCCACAACCCAACGTGTATTCTCGATTCTCAATCCTGTACTTATGAGTCCTACTGGAGCATCTGGTATTGGTATCGTTCCAATCACTGTAGCTGACAGCACAGATTACACATTCAGCTATTCTGTAGATGGCGTTAACTTTGTTGACACCACGTATAACTCTGGTGTTGGTGCAACATCTGCATCGATTCTTGCAGGATTGAAGACTCAAGTTGATTTAATTTTGGGTGGGGTCTTTACAACTTACTATCAAGATGGTAGACTGTTTATAACTCGTACTGATCCTTTCCAAATTGCCAACTTCACTGTTTCTATCAATCTTCGTATTGAGAAAGTCAGAAAGCTTGGCGTTGCTGTCGATGACGTTGTTGGTGTGTTCCCACAGCAAGCTATGAGCATCGATACTATCTCTGTCCCTATCGCGGGATGGGATAGCGTCATTAACCCTATCAGCGCCACTACAGGCCGTCTGGTAGAGACTGACGAAGAGCTTCGTGAACGTTTCCGTAACTCTAAATTCTTCCAGTCCCAAAACATCCTTGAAGCTCTGATTGACGCACTGCGTAACGTTGATGGTGTAACTGATGTCGTTGTCTATGAGAACGATACAGACGGTCCAGATATTAACGGTGTCCCAGCTCACAGCTTCTTGCCTATCGTCTTGGGTGGCCTGCCTTCCGATATCGGAGAAACAATCTGGCAGAACAAACCAACTGGTATTCCTTCTGTTGGTGATACGACGATCCAAATTACAGACAGCCAAGGCTTCCTGCACAGTATCTCGTACAAACGTCCAACAGAGATTCCGATCTACATCACTGTTAGCATTTCGAATGCTGGCGGTATCGCTGGTGATGCACAAGCTCAGATTCGTCAGAACATTGAAAACTACGGTGAAGCCAACTACTTCATTGGTGATGATGTAATCTACTCGCGCTTCTACACACCAATCAACACTGTACCGGGACACATGGTTAACTCCTTGTTCATTGGTACTTCGCCAAGTCCAACAGGAACAGCGAACATCGTGATTGATTTCGATGCTGTTGCAACATTCAACCCAGCTAACATTATCGTCAACCTCGTATAAAGGGGGCTTAAATGTCCGTCAATCCATTCGAACTTGTACCGTTTGTTGATGAAGCTCGTGGACGTATCACTGAGCAATTCAAAGACAAACCGATCATCGATAAATACATCCGCTTGCTTATTGGTGAGTGGTCTGAAATGCAAGTTGTTCTTCAAGACTTGCAGCAGCTCCGCTCCATCGATACTGCTGTTGGTGCCCAACTCGATATCATCGGAGAGATTGTTGGTCGTCCTCGTGGACTCGTAACTGCTGAACTGTTCTACTACTTCGGCTTTGAATCAGCTCCCCTTGGCGGGAGCTTTGCTTCTACAACAGACCCAACAGTTGGTGCCCCTTGGTACTCTATTGATGCTCCAACGGGAATCTCTCGCGAACCTTCTGACGAAGAATACCGTTTGATTCTTAAAGCCAAGATCATTAAGAACAGAACAATGTCTCGCCCTGAAGATGTAATCAATGCGTACAAGTTCTTGTTCCAAGCCGGTGCAGTAACTATCGATGAATATGAACCTGCAAAAGTTCGTATCGGTATCGGTAAGATTCTCACAAACGTTGAACGCGGTTTGCTGTTTGACTTGGGTGGTGCTGGCACACTACTTCCAAAGACTGTAGGCGTTAATTACGTCTACTCTGAATTCCAAGCTGGACGTGTATTTGCGACAGAAGGTTTCCCCGGAGGCGTGGGAACAGGTGATCTAAATGACCCATCTTCTGGCGGTATTCTGTCCAACATCATCACCTAATTTAAGAGGATCATTTATATGGTTGACTACATCAAGCAGGACATGACGGATATCTGGGCTTCCAGTGGTGACATCACCTCTCCCTCTCCTGAAAAGATTGCAACAGGCTGGGTGGTTGAAGCCGTTCCTCGCCAATGGTGGAACTGGTTTGAGAACCGCCAAGATACAAACATCGCTTATATTCTTCAGAAAGGATTGCCTGAATGGGATATTGTTTCTGAATACCTGACAAACAAATCTTATGTACAACGTAATGGTGTTGTCTACAAGTGCATCCTGACAAACTCTGGACTAGACCCTGCCACATCCCCTGCTAACTGGGTGAAGGCATTCCCTGAGTCTTCTGCGAGCCTTGAAGCGCTTCGAGTGATCACTCCTGCCGCTAACACCTTTGTATACTTCACAAGCCCTACAGCGGCTGCCACAAGCTCTGTTACGGCATACGCCCGTACACTCTTGGACGATGTTGACGCGGCTGCGGCACGTACAACTCTTCAAGCTCAATTGGCAAGCGCAGTTCTGACCACTCTGGCGACACTGACACCAGCGACCAACAAGCTCCCGTATTTCACTGGTACTTCTAGTGCAACTACTACAGACTTGACATCGTTTGCTCGTAGTTTGCTCGATGATAATGATGCTGCTACAGCTCGTACAACCCTAGGCGTTTACAGTTCGGCTGAATCTGATGCAGCTCTGACTGCTGGATTGGCGACTAAACAACCTCTTGCTACAAACCTGACCAACCTTGCAGCACTGACGATCACTGGCAATACGATCCCATTTTACGATGGGTCTTCTGCTCTTGGTCTGACACCAGTTACAACTTATGGTCGTGGGTTCCTCAATCTCGCTGATGCTTCCGCCTCTCGTGGTTACATTGGAGCAGATAACGCATCCAACCTGACATCTGGGACAATTGCTCTGGCTCGCCTTCCTGTAGACCTTACAGGGATCAATGCTGCTACAGCAACTAAGTTGCAAACAGCTCGCACGATCCAAGGTGTTGCTTTCGATGGAACAGCGAACATCACACTATCTGTAGTTGATAAAGATAGTGCCACTGGTTCTGCTGCACTTCCTGCTGGTACATCTGCTCAACGTACTGCGTCTCCTGCAAACGGTATGCTTCGTTACAACAGCGAAACGAACGAATTTGAAGGATACCAGAACGGTGCATGGGCTGGTATTGGTGGTGGTACTCCACTGTACACTGTACTTTGGTGGCCTAACCGTGCTTCGATCCCAGCCGGATACATTCCTGCTGACGGACAACTGCTGACACGTACAACTTATCAAGCTGCATTTGCTGGTGTTGATTCTGGAATCCTTCCTGTAGTTTCTGATGCAACTTGGCTGGCAACATCTACAAGCCGTGGTTGCTACACAACAGGTAACGGAACAACAACCTTCCGTATTCCAGATTTGAACGGTAAGACTGCTGGCACAACTGCTGCTCCATTCCTTCGCGGTGATGGTACAAACTCGACAGGTGTTGCTGGTAACTTCCAAGCTTCCGCTAACCTATCTCACACACACACATTCCAAAGTAACGCTGGTGCGATTAAGAACACCTACCCAACTGTCTCGCTTGGTTTCACTGGAACTGGTTATGCCGATGCTGGTAGCCCTGCTGTCCTTCTTGCAAGTGGTGACGTTGAATCCCGTCCAGTTAACGTAACTGGTGTGTTCGTAATCAAGTTGATTGGTGGCGCTTCTGAACTATCGCAAGACGATGCTTCTGTCGCAGTTGCTGCACTTGAAGATAAGCTCCAGTTTGTATCTGGCCGTAACCGTATCATCAATGGTGATTGCCGTGTATCCCAGAAGGCGACAGTTACGGCGACTGGCTCTGGTAATTTTTACGGCGGTGTTGATCGTTTCAGAGCCGTAAACGGCTCTGGAGGGGGATCTTTCACTCAATCTCGTACCTCGTCTATGGTATTCGATGGGGTAACTCGTCTTGCAGTTCGCCACCAAGTTGTAACAGCTATGACTAGCTCTACAGGAACTAACTACTGGAGTGGTATTAACCAGCTTATTGAAGGGCTTAACTGTTACGATTTTATTGGAAAACCTGTCGTAGCTTCCTTCATCTTCAATACAAACGTAAGCGGCACATATTCAGTATCCCTGCGAGACTCCACTAACTCTAAGAGCTACGTGTCTTCTTTTGCAGCAGTTGCAAACACACCTGTAAAAGTGGTTTTGCCTGTCGCGGCAGTTCCGCTCGATGCAGTGATCCCTAACACAACCGCTGCTGGGTTCCAAATTATGATCGGCACTATTAACACTGGCACATACCAAACATCCTCTCTCAACGGATGGCAATCTGGTCTACTTATGACTGCTACTGGTGCCACAAACTGGGGTACTACTGCTGGTAACTTTATTGAAGTTACAGATTTGCAGATTGAATTGGGAACACAAGCCACAGAATTTGAGCGTTTGGACGTTGCAGACCAGATTAATCAGTGCAGACGTTACTTTTACCCCACATCCGTGAATTGGGTTGGTTATCAGCTCGCTGGTAACGGGTACGGGGTAACGTTGCAGCACTCATCCGTGATGCGAGCAAACCCCTCTGTAACCTTAAGTGGGGTATCTTCGATTAATACTACTAACGGTGGTGTCACGGCGAATAACATCAATTATTGGCACTCGGGGTCTGCTACTGCAAATGGTGTTGTCCAATACGCCGCTAGCGTTGCATTCGACGCTGAATTCTAACAGGAGATAATTTATGTATAAACTACAAAAGGAAGGTGTTCTGCACCTTCCAAGCGAAATGTACATTCCATTCGATGAAGGGAATAGACACTATGTTCAATACCTTGAATGGTTGGCAGAAGGCAACACTCCTGAGCCAGAGGTTGGTGAAGCCGAAGTTACTGCTGCTCTTGAAAAGGAAGCCCGTGATCTACGTGACGCTGAACTAACTCGTGCAGA